CTGCAGGTTTTGCACCTTTGAAAAATTTACCAACAATAGGTAGCGCTGCGAGGCCGCCTATAATTTTCATAAACTTTCTTCTAGACATTCCACCTTTGTCAAATCTTTTTCTAAATTTAACTCCTAATTTTTCATCACCTGTATCAAAGTCTTTCATTCCACCGACTTCTAACTCACCACCTAATAAATTAAGTAAACCACCTGCACCTACTGTATCTAGTTTTGGTATAGCGATTCCTAATTGTCCTTTTTCTGATATTGGAATTTGAGCTCCCTCTATTCGTATTAATCTTCTAATAATTTCTCTTGCAGCTTCTTTAGGATCGCTTGTTTCAAAATCAGGTCCCATAGGTCCCCCTTTAGGTCCAAGAGTTATGCTTGGTGCTCCACCACCATTAAACCCTGCACGTCCACCTGTTGCAAAATTACTATCTTCATTTAGTTCATCAATATATTCTCTAAAATCATCCTCTGATTTTATTTCTCTTCCATCTCTAAGACGAATATCTTTAAACTTGCCTTCTTTCATTCCCTTGTCAAATTCTTGTTTAATTTGTTTGTCTAATATTTTACCTTCAATTGGTACAACATTTTTATTTCGTAAAGCTTTTTGTGCTTCTTTTCTTCTTTGCTCAAGAGTCTTAGGACCTTTCTTAGTTTCCTTTACTAAATCTGAATATGGATTATCTGTTTTCATCAGATACTCTCGTAAGGCTTTTCCAAATTCTTTATTCTCTTGAATCTGTCTACCACCTATAATACCTTTAGATGTATCGATGACGTTGCCCTGCATGTCGACAACTTTCTCTAATTCTTTTAATCTTTGAACCGCTTCTTGTTGGATTTTTATTTTTTCCAGCCCATCAGGCTTTCTACCCATAACTTTTTGAAAACCTTTTGTAAGCTGTTGGATAGCTTCTGCGATAGACATTCCTGCTCTTAGTGCCATTAGTAAT